AGGGAGGGGTGCCCCTTGCTCGCCGAAGCGAGCAGGTCGTCGGACACCTTGATTTTGTAAGAAAATCAAGGCTTTGCCTTGATTTTTTTTGATTCCGAGTAATTTCGGGGAGTTGCGTGGAGGGGTAGCTACCCCAACCCGATATTGCAAATTGCAACAGTGACTTGAACCTTTTTTGCAAATATTTTGCAATTCTTCATAAGTTGGCGGAATTACTAAAGAAAAAATAAAAGGCCAAAATATATGATGCGAAAAAACGGCAAGTATTAAATTTTTTTATACTCCTCGTAAGTGCCCGATTTTTCGAGAAAAATTTTAAATGACCAGACGGTCACTATGTCAAAATTTTGACAGTGGCTAAGTGTCCGAAATCACAAGGAAAATCATGGGTGCGTAAGTGTGCGAAATTACTGAGAAAAGTTTTCGAACCGCAAATCTGTAAGTGCCCGAAATTATTCACAAAATCCCGTTCATTTGTCCGACACGCAACCCTGCGAAATCATTAAGAAAAACATGCTTTTCCAGTATTTCTAACCACTTACGACATCATCGCACATTTTTCCCTGAAAAATCAGCAGGTTAGCGAGGGAGTGCGAAAAAATCCGCAAAACCTTATATGCCGAATTAGTAATATAGTAGGGATTGTAAGTCGTTGGAATTACTGGAAAAATTTTTTGGCACGTTTCTTGCATATCACAAATTTTGGCACATTTCTTGCTTCCCCTGAATCCTGTTCATTTTTAAATCAAAAACCTGAACCGTACTCACAAAATCTTTTAATTCCTACCAATTAACTAGGTAGGGATTCCTCAGCAATCTACCATTAAAAATAAATAACGGAAAATCTGTCCAGAATGGCTTAAGATTTCGAGTATGGGAAAAGATATCAGGGAAAGCAAGAAAAGCCGTAGAAGCGGAAAATAGACAATAAAAAAGGCCAAGATCATACGACCTTGGCCTTGGCGCTTGCACTCACCGCTAAAATTTTATTTGTCGTTCATTAACTCGATTGCTTCATTCAACGCTTCAACTGTATCCTTTAAAATTAACTGGATAATAATCGGATTACTAATCTGCTTTTCTACCATAAGAGCAAGTGCCCGTTCCTTAAGCACTTGCTTTGAAGTCTTTTGACTTCCACGTTTGACTACTTCGACAATTTCTTTGGCATCAGCATCAATCTTTTTGTTTGCTTCATTAAAATCCGAGTCAACTACTCTTTTGATGCCTTGAACCACTACCCGCTGATACCATTCAAGATTTTTTGGTTGCCTGAGTTCTGTATCCGTGTAATCAGTCCGGATATTTGCTCCAGTAACTTCAACGAAGTCTTTGACTAAGACTTTGACAGCCTTGACTTTTTCTCTTTCCCATGCCTCTTTTTGTTCCTTGGTCATCGTAATAGCCTCTTTTTTCTCACTCATAGCTTTCCCCCTTCCGTGAGTGCAAGCACTTACTAACAGACACAGGCAATTTTTAAGGTTTTTTAGTCCCTTTCTATTACTTTTATCCCATAGTCTAAAATAACTAAATCATAAATATTAGCATCAATACTAATTTCATGGTTTGCATCAATTTCTATAAACCAAAAACTTTGATCGTTTTCAAACCTATAAGAAACCTGAGCTGATCGACAATAAATATAAAATGTTTTTTCCATAACTCCCGTCCTTTCTAGCCTGTGTCCGCTAGAAAACGCTTGCAATTGTACTTGCGTTATATCATACCATTTTTAATATAGTCAAGGCAAAATATCAGAAGTTTTGCTCGATTTTTCTGAAATATCCAACAAAACCTAACAAAACCTAATTTTTTCGTAAAAATAGTCAATTTCTCACAAAAATTGACTAATCTCACATAAAAATTAGCTAATCTATCTTAACTTTGCCTAACAAACACTTAATTTGACTAGCATTTTCCGCTTGCGCCAATTGCGGAACATATGATAAATTTGCGTTAAAAAGAGAAAAGACTAAGGAAAAATAAGAAATGAGAAAAAATTTTCCGAAAAATGGAAAAAATTTTCATAGTTTATCAACACTAAACAAAAGTTTAGTGACGGTAAACACGGGATTTTGGCACAAACCTTGCATCCCGTCACTGTTACAACATGCCAATAATCTAATATTACAATCCTCTAATGTCGCAACATGGCGATATTCCAACATTCCGATTTTACAATATTCTAATATTACAATCTTACAATATCATAATATTAGACTATTGACTTATCACCACATGCTACTATCTCAATTCGTCAATAACCTAATATTAGCATATTGCAATAACCTAATAACCGCTCCCCTGCCTATGTATGCAAGCCAGAAGCCATTCGGCATGTATGCAGGCGGGAAGCAAGAACCCGCTGGCTATGTATGGCCAGCGGAAGCCCGCTGAGGCGGGAGAAAGGAGGCAAGACAATGAATTGGTTTACAGAGACAATGGAAAAGGCAAAAGCAAAAGCGGTTAGGCTCGTACCTACTGAAAACGGATTCTTTGACATGCGGGAGCGCCTAAATACTTTCTTCAGAGTTTGTGAGCAGGAAGGCATCTTGGTAGATGCCAAGTCTCTAGACGACTGGACAGACGAGGAAGTAGAACTAGCTTGTGAACATTTCCAACTTTTCGACTAGAAGGAGGAGACAAATGAACACAAAAGTCAAAAGCGAAAAAATAGCTGAGTTAGATGCGCAAATGAGGGAACTTGGCTTGCGCATCAAGAAGGGAAGGGCGATCCTAGAGGAATGGGAGCGCCAATTCACTTCCCTTTGGAAGGAAAAAGAGGCCCTCGAGAGGGAGTTGCCGCCTGTCACAGTACTCCCCACGAGAGGGAGGCCGAGGGCCAAAGGCGTCGGCAGGCGCTCTCCCAAGCAACGGGAGATCGACGAGCTACTGAGGCTGGCTGCCGCAGGCAAGGTCAACAAGGTTGACCTTCTCCATCAGTTGAAGAAGGCCTTGGCGGCGTAAGAAGGAGGCACAAAATGAGGTGTAGAACATGGGTAGAGAGAAGAGCCGACGGAAAGGCTCGGCTTTGTGAGTACCACGCCTGGAGACGAGTGTACAGCGAGCCAGTCCGTTCAGATGGCTCTCGGCTGTATGGCTGTGCTTGCGGAAGGTGGTTGTGGGTGCCAAAAAGCTGCACCCCAACTAGAATTCATAAAACCGATTGGATGTAGGAGGAAGAAATGATACTTGAGCCTTACGAACATGACTGCACGAAGTGCCAGTGGGTTGGGTGGTACTCGCCCCGCTCCCTCCGGCCTAAGAACGTGTACGTGTGCGGCTTGCCTGAGGACTGCGAACCTTCCATCGTCATCAGGGAAGGAAACGAGGGCTCGGACTACTGGTCGTTGAGAGCGTGGCGGAGTGGGAAGCCAGCGCCCATCGAGGTACCGGAGCAAGTCCGGCAGGAGAAGGTGTGGGGCTACATAGAGGAACTCACCGAGGGCGACTTTAACCAAGCCTGGGTTGAGGGGTTCATCTGTGGCCTCGCCACTGCGGGGTACATAACAGAGGAAGAAGAGGACGCCCTTCTTAGGCAGGCGTCCGAGAAAGGAGGCACAAAATGAAACTGCTAGCTTTGAACGAGGGAGAGAAGGCAAGAATCGCCTGCTCCTCAGAGGAGCTCGACGAAGTCATCAGGTTCGTCAGATGGCTTTTCGCTGGGCGATGCAAGGTGAAGGCTTTCGTCCAAGGCAAGGTAGCCGTTGTCGTGGCTATGTAGGCCGGATGGAAGCAATTTGTGCGTGAACAATTTGCTAAGGAGGAGAAAAATGACTTTAGAGGAAAAAAGAAAAGCCATCATCCTCTTCATGAGGAAGAAAGCAGAGGAAATCTCCAGGCTGACAGACAACCTCGTCCCTCCAGAAGAGTACTTCAATGACGAGGACGAGGAGGAGATTGCGGGGTGGCCAGAGGATGACGTCGAATTTGCCTTCCAGAAGCTCAGCCGAACTTCTGGGGAGAACGACTGTGACTGGTGTCCGTGGTGCGCTCTCTACTTCGGGAGTTGCGAGAGCTGCGGGTACGGCCACAGGCACGGAGTTTGCGCCGTAGGAGACGACAACAACTCCTATGGCATCGTCGTTGTAGGCCTAGATGGTTCAATTGCCCACGAAGTAGGGAGGGACGTTCTCATCTCCCTCTGGAGCCAGGCAAAAGAGGAGGTGCAAAATGAAGGTTGAGGAAATGCGAGAAGCGCTGATGGCCTTCACGAAGTGGCAGGCGGAGGAGCTCGCAGAAGGGCTCGAAGAGCCAGAGAGGTGGCCTTCCCTCTTCACTCCAGAGGACGAACAAGACCTCCGAAGGTGGCCGCTCCACCTCATCATCTCCGTCCATAAGGAGATTGACGAAGCCATCAGGGAGGGCAGGGTGGACGACTCCGCTATTTCGCCGTGGTGCTTGGCGTCGTTCTCTCAATGCAGCTGCTGCGAGTATGCCGCAAGGCACGGGAAATGCGCCTCTGCTGCAAGCAACCATTACCAGGTGGTGAGCGTCGTCTGCCCTACCGGCTCGTTCGTCGAGTGGGTCGGGGAGGACGAAGTTGCAAGGAAGTGGAAAGAGCTCAACAGAAGGAGGTAAAAATGACTAAAGACCAGTTACTTGAGGCCCTTCCCCACGGCTCAGGGATAGACGCCGAGTGGGAGATAGAGGACGATGGGGATGCCTGGGTGTGTCGCAATGCCTATCACCAGATGAATGACGCAGGTATGTATGTCAGCTGGAAGCCATTCGAGGTCTGGATTCCCAAGGACGCCCCGCTTGACTTCGACCTCCAGCTCGCAGACGAGGACGGCGGCCTTTGGGAGTACCTTTGCGACACAGTTTTCTGGGCGTTGTCCCAAGCCTTGGATAAGAGCGGTAGTTTCTTGCAAACAGGAGAAAGGAGGTAAAAAATGAACAAGGTACAGAAGTTGACGACAAGGATAAAGATAGAGAAGAAGCCTGAGGAGATCGCAAACCTCAGCGACTTTATTGTTACAGAATTGAAGGTGTGGAAAGGGGACGAGGAGGTCTTTTGCTGCTCCCATCCTCTCGAAGAGACTATCGAGCTGGCTGGGATACTTGAGAAGCTGGTGAAGGGGGTGAGGTTGGAGACAAAAACTGCCCCAGGGTATGACTATTTGAAGGTTGCTGAGAAAACGTTCCCAATCCTCCCATCTGAGGGAGGCAGTAAGATAGTTGTAACAAGCTACGGTGGAGATATGGACAAGCATTATGAGGAGGTCGACAAGATTGTGGAGGAGTTGAGGAAGATGGGTCTCCCTGTCGAGAGCGGAGAGTGTGCAGTAACAATAGTGAGGAGGTGTTAAATGCGGCTAATCAATAAATGTCCTCATAAGCTGAAGTTGTACGACGAAGCAGGGAGGCTCGTCGCAGAGCTCCCACCTGAGCACCCTCCTACGAGGGTCGCAGTCCGGAGGGAGAAGGTGGGCGAAACCCCTGAGGGCGTGCCAATCTTCTCTACGACGTACCACTCCTTGGACGGGGTGCCTCCCAAGGTGGAGGGTGTGGCCTACGTCGTCAGCGGGCTCGTAGTATCTGCATGTCCCGAAAGGGAGGATTTTTATCAACCAGGAGAGCTCCTGCGAGACTCCCAAGGAAACGTAGTGGGGGCCGTAGGAGTGACGAGGCCGGAGAGGAGGTAGAGATGTGTTTAAAAATCAAGGTTGGCGGAATCTATGGACTTCAGGACAACTATCTGATTGGACGGAAGTCCTTCTGGTGGGGGAAAGGAATGCTCTTCCCGTTCTACCTATCTTCCAGGGGACCATATAAGCTTCGAGAGCTCTCGTTTGGAGTTGAAGTTGAAGCAGATTTAGTCGAGCAGGGAATAGAGACAGTAGTCAAAACAGAGTCCTACCCTTTTCATGTAAGAGGCAGCCAGAAGTATTTCTTTTTATCCTTGCCTAAGCTCGGGATGCATGTCTCCCCATACAGAGTAGACAGTGACAAGGAATGGGTAGTCAAGACTTTGTCAGCGGACGAGGTCCTTGTAGCTGTCTTCTCTGAGGACATCCTTTTAGGCGGAAGCAGCTTGATTGTCAGGAAAGTGACTGTGCTTCATCCCAGCTTAGTGGAGAAATGGTTGGAGCCAGAAGGGACTGCTCGGCAAGAAGAGAAGTATGAAAGACTTGTCAAGATACTAAAGGAAGGAGGTGGTCGAGGTGAAGTTTAAAAGAGACGGTATCCTTATGTATGACGGAGAGAAGTTAAGCATCCACTACGGAGGAGTGTCCGCAACAGTCGCCCATCCAAAGGCACTCTTCCTTTCGCACCACGGGCAACGGATAGGCTCGGTGTTCGGAGGGTGCTATTATCTGGCGCTGTTCCTTCGGGAGGTCGAAATAAGGCTTTTCGAGGAAGGCGCCTTTGTCGAGGTAAAGGAGGTAGAAAATGTACGTGAGGCCTAACTTTAAAACGAAGAAAGCGTTAAGGCAAGCTGTGAAGAAGGGGGAGCGAGTGGAGGTCTGGAGCCCTGGCCCGTTTCCTTCTACGACAGATGGGATAGAATTTATCGAAGGCCCTCACTACCCACAGCCCCACCGCTGGTATGCGAAGGTGGAGGTGAAGGGTGGACTCGTGGTGAGGGTTATTGAGTGAAAGGAGGCATGTATGGCGATGAGAAACTGGTGGGCAGAAGCCCACGTGGACGGGCGCAAATCCCTGGTGACGTTTGGCCCGAAGGGGAAGGACGGAGGTTTCCTTATGAACATCTATCAGCGAAGCGAGGGGAAGAGCTTCCTCGCTTGCAGAATCGAGGGCTCCTCCGACGGGGAGAACCTCATTCTTTCCGTGGATGTCTTCAATGAGAAGAGGGAGTGTGTAGGAGGAATGTTGGTGAGGACGAGGAGGTAAAAATGGAACCATTAGAAGTCGTGAAGAAACCGGTCTGGTTTAGTGCAAAGGTGGTAGACGTGGAGCCCAAAGTCTCATGGTCAGGCAAATCCTACCTTAAAGTGAAGTGGGCTGTTGATGTTGGCAGCGAAGAGCAGTTTCTGTTTGATGCAGTAGTCCCTGAGACGGAAAGGTTTAGGGTGTATGCCAGTGTTCTAGGTGAGCAGTGGACTGGTTGGCCCAGCCGAAGAGCAAAGATCCTGGTGGAGAGTGAACGCCACTTTTGGGGTGAAACAATATTCTTCAATGCGATTTGGGGGATAGAGAAATTTAGAGTGAGTGGATATGCTTTGTGAGGAGGTAAAAATGTGCTTAGAAATCTATTGTCACGGCGTCTTCGGCAAGGTAGAGCATGACCTCCTTGTCGGGTACAAAGAATTCTTCTTCAAGGAAAATGGCGTTTACTCGTACTTTTACAACTCCAAGTACACTTTGAAACTTTGCTCCCTCCTTACGTGGAGTGGCGTTGTAGAAGTTTCTGCGCCAGTGAAGCGGCAGGACGTGGAACTTGGTCTTTGTGTCAGGGAACTGCCTGGGTTGGAGGACTGGATCTTCAAGCAAATAGACATGAGCCTGGGGATGCACATCTTCCCCTTTTATAGGGCCAGAGAGGAGCTGAAGGTCGTAGTCCAAGGAGGCATAGTTCCTGTTGTCTTCAAAGGGAGCGACGTGATGATGGTAGGGCAGGACGTTGTAGTCGAGAGGCTGCTCATCTTTCCTCCGGACTCCCCCATCCAGAAGTTCGTGACTGACGACACTTGGGAGGCGTACAAGGAAAAGTACCAATGGTTCAGGAGGGAGGTGTAGAATGGCTTATTTGGTCGTGTTCTGCCCTAGGTGCGAAGAAACGAAAGCCGTTTACGAGGGCCTCATCTTCAACTTCGAAGGTTGGGTCTTGGGGGAGGAGCTGTGGCAGGTGGACAGCGCTATGCTCTCCCTTGGGTACTGTGATTGTGGAGCACCGCTTACCGGAGAAGTCCACAAAAATGGAGAAGAAAAAATTTTAGTGTAGGAGGAGAAGATGGACAGTGCAACATTTCTTCAAGGGGTCTTCATGGCCTCATCGAGGCCAAAAGACTGGGTAGAGGGTCCATTTGTAGAAGTCCCCGTCCAAGTTCCTGCAAGTCTGCTCGCAGGGTTTACGACACAGTTGGAGAAGCTGAGGGGGCTAGGCATCCTGAGGGAGGACGCTGACATCCTCGAACTCTTCACAACTGTCATCCGCACATTCATTGTAAGCGGGATAGCAGCAGAGGGAAAGAACGTGATCGAGTCCTTTGCTGAGGCAATGCTTGGAGGAAAGAAATGAGAAATGAGATAAAGAGGTTGCGGCGCAAAGAGGTGAGGTTGCGAGCGAAAGCCAAGGCGCTGGACGCCCACATAGGGGTCTTGCGCCGCCGCTCTCTTCGCTGGTGGGCAGTCATCCGCTCCCTCGAAGAGCGCAGGCTGGGCCTGGAGAAGGAGCTCTTCATGCAGGAGAACGATGTGAGGGTGCCGGTGAAGATGGCGCCTGCTCGAAAGAGGAAGAAAAGCAAGGCCTCCCTCGAGCGTCTATGGAAACAGGTAATGGGGGACACTCCCATGCCTGGGAAGGAGGAATGAAGCATGTATGAACGTGAGAAGAAAGGAGGCACAAATGAAGTTTAAAGAACCTAGGCAAGGCGTAGAACTGGAGTTTCGCCTCATCCCAAGGCACCTACTCAAAAACTCGCCCTTCCAGCGAAACTTGTCGGTGACGCTGGTGAACAAGCTAAGCGGGAGCATCTTCTACGGCTTCCTCATCCCCCTGCTTGTCGTCCCTGGAGAGGATGGCACCTACGAGGTTGTGGACGGCCAACACCGCCTCGCTGGCCTAGACAAAACCCAGGGGGACGTCGAAGTCCCTTGCGTTGTCGCCCCTCGCTGGGTGAGAGAGCTCCCCATTATCTTCAACATTGAAAAGGGAGACAACATCAAGGACAAGGCAACGAAACTCCATAGCCTCTACATGCACAAACTCGCAGAGGTGCCAAGCATGGAGGAAAAGGAACTCGCCTGCTCCTGCGGATACGAGTCCTATCTCCTGACAATCGCCTTCTCCTACATGGAGTACAACCTCCGGTCGCCGTCCCTCGTCGAGACGGTGGTGAAGCTCCTCGATAAGGACTTCGTGGACGCCCCTTTGGAGGAGGCCGTCGAAGAGAGGAGGAGGCGTGGAAAGAAGGTAGCGGAACTCGAAGAGGCAGTTGTTGAGGTCTGCTCTTCCTGTGGAATCACTGATTTTAACTTGAAGCGTGCAGTTGTCAGCCGGTCGAAAGAGTCCCTCTGGGGACGCAAACGCTCTGTGGCGGAGTCCTTTGAAGAAGGAATGGAGATGATGATAGCAAAGGTAATGACGACTGATTGGAGCTACCTAGCTAGAGTGTGAAAGGAGGAAAAGATGATTAGTTTGTACGTGATCGCCCGAAGAGGTGAGGAGCACTATGTGACTAAGGCTTGCCTTCGCCGAGGGGAGGTGGCCCATGCCTATGTATACGAGGCGGAAGCTAAGTACCCGCCTGTGGAGGGGAGATATGTGGTTGCAGTGAAGATGGCTGGAGGTGAGGGATTTGTTGCTTGCGGAGAGTACGGGCTCTTTGCCTTCAGGAAGAGCGCTTATGAACTTATAGATAGGTTGACGGAGGTTTGTAGATGCGAATCATAGATAAAGATGAAAGCATAACATTTGAGGAACTGAAGGAGCTGCTTGACCCTAGCATTTATCAGGCTGTTATCGTGAAACTCTATAGGTCAGGGGGTAGCAGGATACACTTCCTCAAACAAAGAACTGGAGAAACTATTTGGGAGTGGACTCCTATAGACTTTGGTCCGAGTGCAATAGCGTTTTCTGCTGTAGATAAAGATGAATTGATAACTTCTCTACGGAAAGAGGTCCAGCTTGGGTATGAGCTTCATTACTTTAGAGATGAAAAAGAGTTTGTGGTTTGGCTTTGCAAGAACTTGGGGGAGGTGTTTGAATGTGGTGCGTAGTCTTCCTTTTTGAAACCCCGCAAGGTGACGGTAACGTCTCGACGCTGGCAACCCGCATCTTCAAGCGGAAGGCCGAGGCCCTTGCCTGGGCACCGGAGAACTGCGTCGTCGTAGAGCTTCGCCCAGGCATTGACATTGACCAAGAAGCAAGGTGGATAGCCCTTGAGAAGGAGGTGAAGCCGTGGTCCCCTACGAGCAAGTAGTCGCCATAGCCGAGCGGGTCGCCAACTCCTTCTCGAACCTGTGGCAGCTCTCCTTTGAAGACCGAGTGCAAGAGTGCATGCTTAAGTGGATGGAGCTCGAAGCCAGAGGCATGTATGTGAGCAAGCAGCTCCTCTTCTTCGCCTTCCGCAACCGGATGATCGACTTAGCGAGGCGATACAGGGTTGACTCCCTCGTGGAGTACGACGCCGAAGCCGTGGAGAATGTCGCTGGCGAGGAGAGGCGCCCGCCCGAGACCTTTGTTGTTGCCCTCCCCAAGGAGTGGGGCCCAACTCGCCGCTTCACTCGCATCCTCTTCGAGAAGGGGTGTGTCCGAGACGCAGCAGATGTGATGGGCATCCCCTATACTCGGGCCGACCACTGGTGGAGGAGGGTGAAGAGAAAGGTGCGAGAAATGGCTGAGAGTGGCAACTACTCTCCAGAGGACGTCCTCATGGAGGTGGAGTTGCGTATCTGAGCAAAATGTTTGTGAACAAATTGCTAGGAGGAACAAAATGCTTTACAAACCACTTAAAATTGGAGAGGAAGTCCACTACACCCCCTTTACCCGCATGTATGGCCGAGCCGAATTTGAGTTCTGCCCTGTCTTCAAGTACGGACTCCTAAGGGAGGTGTACATCTCCCCTGCTCAACAACCAGACCTGACTCACGGGTTCGTAGTCAAAACCGAGGGAAAGGTGCGAAACTTCTATATCGCCGACTATTCCCCTTCAGGGAGCGCCCTCTGCTGGCATGGTGGTTGGTGTAAGGAGCACAAGACTTACTGCATGAGATGGTACGTTCCAAGGGAGCCCTGTGTCCTTCAACCAGCTATGAGTTGCGAAGCGCTAGTTATTCGATTTTGGTCGATTGAGGAGGAATAAATGCTTGCTTACCATAAAGCAAAAGGCCTGACCTACAACCCATTGCAGCGCCTAACGTGGCCCTTCGTGGAGGAGGACTGCAACCTCGTAGTCCTCGCTCCCACCTCAAGCGGGAAGACGATCGTCGCTGAGCAGTTCATGCTCCCCACTCTCGAGAGCGGGCGCAAGGCGCTTTATCTGAGTCCCTTGAAGGCCCTCACAAACGAAAAACTCCACGCTTGGGCGGACGTCCCTTACAAGCGGGTCGCCTTCACAAGTGACCACTCCCGCCCAGGCGTCACCGTCAACGAGCAGCTCATTCTCATGACCACGGAGTGCTTGGACTCGAAGACGAGAGGGGCGAGGCGCTGGCTCCGCTCCATCGGCACCCTCGTCAGCGACGAATCGCACATGCTCTCCATGTATGGACGAGGGGATGCCTTTGAAATTGGCCTGACAAGATTCGCCCAAATCAACCCTGAGGCCCGCATCATCTTCCTTTCCGCAACAATCCCAAACGCAGACGAGCTCGGCTCCTGGCTCACACGCCTCAACTCCAAGCCTACGAGGGTCGTCAAAACAGACTGGCGCCCCGTCATCCAAGAGCACCACTTCATCCGAGCGCCGGATACGAACTGGGGCTTCTTGGCAAAGGCAACTGAGGAGATAGCCCGCATCCTCAACCGCCATCCAGGCTCTCAGTTCCTCATCTTCGTCCACTCCACAGGAACGGGGCGGAGGCTCGCAGAGGTGCTGGACTGTCCCTTTCACTACAGCAAAGTACCAAAGGAGAAGCGAGCATCCTACGAGGAAGCCTTCAGGGAGCGCCGCTTGCGGGTGATGGTCTCAACCTCCACCCTAGCGTACGGTGTCAACTTGCCGGCAGACGTGGGCGTCATTGTGGGCGGTCATCGAGGCCCCACCCTCGTTGACCCTGCTGACATCAAGCAGGAGGCAGGGAGAATCGGCAGATACGGCCTCTCAGAGAAAGGCGTAGTCTACTACATCTTCATGGACTGGTACTTTGAGAAGATGCGAAGGGAGGTGATGGACGTGCCAGAGGTGAAGAGCGTCCTCCCGAGGAGGATCTACTTCCATCTTGTGTCGTTTATCGCCCGTGAGGGGATGGATGCGCACGACATCTCCAAGTTCCTCGACTCCACCCTTGCGGCCCACCAGGGCCTGCTTGGGGACGCCCCCGCTGAGGCGATGGAACTCCTGCGCAAGTACAGCATCGTGCGTGGGTCTAAGGACCTCCCCACCGTCTCCCCCGTCGGCCGAGCCGCTGCCCTCATGTACGTGGACCCCATAGACTTGTACCACCTAAAGGCAAACTTGAGCTCGAAGCCAACTGCCCCGACCCCCATCGCAAAAGCGTTCGCCAACATCCCTTCGCTAGCGTACGACACCTTCATCCCTGACACCCTCAAAGACGTCATCAAACTCCCTTATGGAGCGCAGACAATCCTCGCAACCGCAATCTACCACTGGCTCTCAGGGAAGCCCGTCACGGACTTCGTCTCCACCGTGGTCTTCGGGTTCCTCGCCGATGTAGAGCGGATTTGCGCCGCTCTGAGGATTGCGGGCCTCAACAAAGAGTACACGGAGGTGCTAGAGATGATGCTTAAGTCTGGCGTTCCTGCGAAGCTCATTGACCTCGTTAGGTTACCAGGAATCGGGAGAAAGAGGGCGGAGTCCCTCTGGAAAATGGGCATCTGCACGAGGGAGGACATCCTCGCAAAGCAAAAGGTGGCCCAGAACGTCCTCGGGAAGGCAACCTTCCTTAAAGTGATGGACGCCATCGAGGCGGAGCGCTCAGGCAACCTTATCATCAGGTACTAGAAAGGAGAAGTCATGGCAAAAGAGGCTCTCAAAAAGAAGGTCAGAGAAAGGCAGAACGGCGAATGCGCTCTCTCAAACGTCTTGCTAGAGGAGTGGACGGCCCTCTTTGACACCGACCGTATCACTCCAAAGGCGCAAGGCGGAATCTACACGAACGAGAACACCAGAGTCGTCCACCCCGTCGCCCACATGCAGCGTCACGGCAACCTTGTCATCCGCCCTGCCGACCTCGATGAGCTAAAGTGCCTAGTTGACGACCGCCAGCAGATCCTGAAGTTGCGCAACAAGTTCGCAAACCAGCTACTCGCTTACAAGCGCCAAACTGACTCCCTCAACCCCGACACCGTCGCCTGGCTCGAGGCCCAGCTCCGAGGGGTTGAGTTGAAGTTGAGGGAGAGGAGCAGGGCTGTGAAGAAGTTCGTGAAGTCCATTGACTCCCCTTTGGCAAAGGCTGCTCTTGGAGTGCGAGGCGTGGGGCCTATGACGGTTGCCTTCTGCTTGGTGTACATCCGGCTTGAAAAAGCAAAACATGCGTCTTCCTTGTGGAAGTACGCTGGACTCCACTGCGCCTCTCATGAGAGGTACACGAAGGGCGAAGCCTCCGGCGGAAACAAGACCCTTCGAACGGCCCTCTACACCCTTGCAGACTCCCAAGTCAAGAGCCGAGGGCCCTATCGCAAGGTCTACGACAGAGTGAAAAAGCGGCTTGAGAACAGTTGTCGCATTGTCAAGACAAGGAACACTCAAGGGAAGCTCGTTGAGAAGCCTTGGTGTGAGACGAAGCCTTCGCACCGTCACGGCACAGCCATGCGAGCGATAATGAAGCACTTTCTCGCTGACTGGTGGTATGTAGGGCGGACGATCGCTGGATTGCCAACAGACCCAGTTTATCCCGTAGCGCATCTAGGCCACGAGAGGATGATTATGCCTGAAGAAAGGGGGTGGGTTTACTAACCAAGAAAATCGAGGAAGCTAAGGATTAGGAGTGAATCAATGTCCAGGAGGAAACCAAAATTACGAAGTGAATCATCGCAAACAAGGAAACCACTCCGCATAAGTGAATCACACAATCTAAGAAATCCATTCTGTAAGAGTGAATCAGACATAGTAAGGAGCTCATCTTATAAGAGTGAATCAAAAACGAAGAGGAAACCCACGGACGAAAAGTGAACCATTGCCACCAAAGAAACCATAATTTGCAAGTGAATCAGGGTCAACAAGGAAACCATTTTTGAAAAGTGAATCAACAAACAAAAGAAACCCACGAGCAAAAAGCGAACTATGTCAGGACAGAAACCCTTGGGCTGAGAGTGAGTCATTGAGGAAAAGAAAACTACCTATCAGAAGCGAACCACGCTCATGAAGGAAACCAAGGCCGCTGAGTGAATCATTGTCAACAAGGAGACCAGGGAAATGGAGTGAACCAAACCATTCAAGAAAACCAAAGGTTCCAAGTGAACCACGAGCGCTAAGGAAACCAGTCTAGGCAAGTGAGTCATTAAAAACAAAGAACTCCCATTGTGTTGGAGCGCTCCTGAGAGGGTGCGAACGCCCACCCTCTCACCGTTAACAAATCGGAACGGGGAGAACCCCCAAAAACAAATTTTAAAGGAGGATTTTTATGCGTACTGAAACAGGAATCGTCAAGACAAAGGGCGGAAACGAATGGGAATTTTCTCTAGTAATGCCCAAGGATGTCGAGGAGGCCATCGAGGTTTACGGTCCACAAGGCGTCCTCTACCTCATCAATTCTGCTCTCCGAGTCAAACAGCAAGCCATCGCCCGTGAAGCCTTCAAGCAGGGGAAGGACAGAGAAGAAGTTGACGCCGCAGTCGCTGCATACCGCCCAGGCCAAGGTGCCCGCACATCCACAAAGGCCCAGGCGCTCCAGCTCATCATGGACAACCGTGACTCTCTCTTAGAGAACCCCGACCTGATGAGCGAAGTCCAGAAAGCCTTCGTCGCAGGCAAATTCGGCAAGGTGGTCGAGCTGCTGTCATGAAGTTCGAAGACCTGCTGAAGAAGCCCTTGCACGAGATGGACGACGCTGACATTGAGGAAATCGTGCGTACCCTCAATGAAGAGCAGCTTCGGGCCTTGGAGGCGAAGACGAAGAAGGCGTTGCGCAAACGCAAGGTTTCGTCAAAGAAGAAGAAAGAGAATGAGGAGCTGTTCAAGAAACTCCTTGCCGGAGGCTCTGAGTGATCGTTCGCTCCTCTTTTCTCGCAGAGATGAAGCTGTGTTTCGCACGAGCACACTATGCGTATGACCTCGGATTGGTGTTGAAGGGAGGTGGGAAGAATCCGGATTTGCTCTTTGGAACGGCTATCCATAAAGCGATAGAAAAGTTCCACAAGGAGGGGAAGGAAGAGGCCCTTGCTTTTTTGCAGGACATGGAGTTTCCTCAGCACGGGGTGAAGAACAAGATCAATGCGATCACCCTGTTGAACATGTATGTCGCCTCGAAGCCGCCGAGACTCCTCGTCGCCGAAAAGGACTTTTCCTTCAAGATCGGCAGGCATGAGTGGAGGGGGCGGTTCGATGGGATTGCGAAAGTAAACGGAGAGCTCTATGTTGTCGAGCACAAGACAACGAAACCCTATTACCTCCAATTCAAACCAAACGATCAGTTCATCTCATATTGGGCCGGAGCGAGGGTCTACTTCTCCGAGGTAGCGGGCATCCTTATCAACTCCCTTGACCCCCACCGCTTGGAGGTCAACCGCTACCTCATCACATTTACTTTAGATGAGTTAAAGAGATGGAGGCAAGAGACAAAGCTCCTCCTCTCTTTCTACACACTGTGCACCACGAAAGGGGTCTTCCCCAAGTCCCCTTTTGCGTGCAAAGCCTTTGGGAGGGACTGTCCATACACGCCTTTGTGTAAGGCCGACCCCTCTCAAAAACAACTAATCATAGACAGATGCTACAACATCTCTCGTGAGCAGAAGGAGCTGGACTGGTGATCTGCACCTGTGGAGGAAGCATGTATGTAAAACGGAAGAAAATCGTGTTTGAAGGGAAGAACGGGAGCTTCCCCACGCAGACGAAGGTCTACGTCTGTAGGAAGTGTGGCCGAGAGGTCGCTGCCGTCTCCTTCGCTTACGAGGGCAACACCATCTTTGTCAGAGGGGAGGAAGAAGATGGCGAAACTGAGTGAAATGAAATTTAAGCGGTATGTTGCTGTGTTGTGGGGCCCCCCGAAGGTGGGGAAGACTGTCCTCGCTTCGCAGTTCCCGCAGCCCTTCTTCATCGACCTGGATGACGGGCTCAAGAGTGTCAAGTCCCTTCGGGCGAAGTACAGCCTGGACTTTGATTTCGACGTCATCCAGATAGATGAGGGGCCAACGGAAGACGAGGACTTTGTCCAAATCTGTGGGAAAGCCTTCGCCAAGCAAAGCGCCTGGCTCAAGGTGAAGAAGCTCGTTGAGAGCCTCGCCTTGCGGATGCCCCAGGACTCCACGCTCATCCTTGACAACACTTCGAGGGCGTCGGAGTTCCTCTTGGACTACATCCGCCAGAAGGTGGGGAGGGAGCAATTGCAAATTCAGGATTGGGGAGTTTTTCTGAACGAAATGCTCTCCCTAATTCTCACTCTCAAGTCAAAAGGTGCAAAGTGCAACGTCATCATCATCGGGCACGAGTACACTACAAAGGATGAGGTCACGGGAGAGTTCGTTCGCCAGCTCCTCGTCCCTGGCCAATCCAAGGACCGCATCCCCTCGATGGTGAACGAGTATTTGCGCTTGGAGACTAGGGTCAGCGGCACTCGCAACAAACCAAAAGTCACAAGAGTACTGCGAAGTGTGCCCGACCCCCGCACCGCCACAGGCTCTCAAGCGCTCTTACCTGACATTGAAAATCCGACGTATGAGAAAATGAAACCTTATCTGGAAGCATCCCTTGGCAGGGAGCTTCCTGAACCAACATGGACGCCACCGGAGGCGTAACAATGGACAAGATGAAATTCTTAGCCGAGCTTGATGGGTTCCTCTCTGACAAGATTACCAACCTGGAGATAGCAGTTGATAGGTCTGCTGGAGAGAACGAGCCTGTCCTAGCGCTAATAAACGCATCTAAACTTCTTGCATTGAAGGACCTGTACATAGAGGTCCTTGAAGAAACGATTCAACATCCGCAGCCAGAGGGCTGTGAAATTCCTTGAAAGGAGGCCAGTTATGACTATCATCAACTTAGACTACGATTTAGCCGAGGTACAAAGCGGTTTCGACCCCCTTCCAGCAGGACAATACCCTGCTCGGTTGGACAAATGCACCCTCGTGGAAAGCACCACAGGGAAGCCGATGCTCAAGATGGAGTGGGTTGTCATCGAAGGCGAGTACGAGGGTCGGAAGCTCTTTGACAACGTCGTCCTCTCCGTCACCTGGAAAGTGAAGCAGTACGCTGAAGCCGCAGGCATTGAAAGTGGCAAGCAGCTTGACACCCAGGACTTCGAGGGACTCGAGGCTATCCTCGACGTCCGCCAACGAGAGTACGAAGGGGAAATGCGCAACGAAATCAAGAACCTGACACCGATGGAGTAAGGAGATGCGTGTACCAGCTGAGCAATTTATCTTCGAAAGCGACTTCAGAGAAGAGCGTGAAGGAATTGGAGACCTGGCTCTCTCCATCAAGAACGTCGGGCTCTTACAGCCGATCCTCGTGGAGAAGGTCGGGGACTCCTACATCGTAAGGGCAGGCCGCAGTCGCTTCATTGCCCTCACCGAGTACCTTGGATTAACCCACCTGGAGGAGGGAAAGCACTTCATCTTGAGGGAGGGTATCGACGACCTCGTGGCCCAGCTCGAAGAGAACATCCGACGCTCAGACCTGAAGCCCGTCGAAATCGCTCGGCTGGTCAAAGCCATCCATGAGAGGGGCGTCGAAGAGAAGGGACGCCCCGTCCCAGGACACACTGGCGGTTGGACTGTGAAGGACACAGCAAAGCTCCTGGGCAAAGATCCCGCTATGGTGAGCCGGCTCCTGAAGATCGCTGACAACGAGGAGCTTGTCAAGGACGCAACCTCTGTGAGCGAGGCTGTCCGCAAGATGGATGCTGAGGAGAAAAAGAAGATACTCGGTGCAGTTGAGAAAGCGAAGGCTGCGAAAGCTAAAGTTGACTTCGAGGGCCTTCTGGCGAACTACCGCTTAGGGGATGCCGTCTCCTTCCTCTCCACCCTCGACGATGCCTCGGTGGATCTAGTACTCACTGATCCACCGTATGGCATCAACTTGGATGATGTTGTTGCCTCTCCGGAGGAAGCATACGAAGACGAGCAGGCTGACATCGTCGCCCTGCTGAAGGCATGTATGCCCCATTTTCGCCGTGTCCTCCGTGACGGGCGGTACATGGTTTTATGGACGTCATATCAATTGTATGAGGCCGTATGTGTCATGGCTGAACGTGCAGGGTTCTACGTTCCAAGGGTGCCGTTGATATGGGTAAAATCGGGGGCAACGGGGCGATCAATTCAATCAACCCTCCGTGTTGGGTGCGCCGCCGAAATCGCCCTGTACGCATACACTACCCCTGACGCTCGCCTCACCAAACAAGGACGCTCAAACATCTTCACCTACCCACCTCCTCCAGCAGGCAAGCGCTTTCACGCTGCTCAAAAGCCGGAGGCCCTCATCATCGACATCATTCAGACATTCTCCTCCCCAGGCGACACCGTCCTCGACGTCTTTTGCGGGAGTGGCTCCACTATCCGAGCGTGTTACGACACCAACAGGCAGTTCATCGGTTGTGAGAAGCTCGAACGTCATTACAACAAAAGCATCTCAGCAACAATTGCTTACATCGAGGAGAAAAAATGCGCCTAATCCAACAGGTCCCACAAAACCCAGCTAAGATTTGCGTCGTCGGCGAGGCGCCTGGAGAAGAGGAAGACCGTAGGGGCAAGCCCTTCATCGGATACGAGGGGCAAATCCTTCGGAAGTGGTTCCGTTTCGCTGGACTCAAGTGGCACGAGTGCTTCGTGACGAACACCGTCCACAAGCGTCCGTTCAAGAACAGATACGACACCCTGCCCCAGGAGGTGATCGCTGAGGGCCGAAGGCAGTTGGCCGAGGACCTGGAGCGACTGAAGGCCGAAGGTCTCAACCTCATCATCGCTGTAGGTGCAAAGGCGCTGAACGTCCTCACGAACCGCCCTCAAATTACAAAGTACCGTGGTGCCATTCTCCCTTGCACCCTTGTCCCAGGTCTCAAAGTCCTCCCCATCATCCATCCAGGGAACATCATAAGGGGAAACGGGCGCTTCGAGCCTATCTGCATCCTTGATTTGAAGAAGGCTGCTCGTGAGTCCAAATTCCCTGAGATTCTTTATCCTGAGCGCAACATCTGCACCGTCACGAACGAAACTGAGGCTTTGAAGCTCCTCCACGACCTCATAGACTACCCCTCTCCTGTGGTGTGCGACATCGAGACAACTGGGCCAGTAATGGTTGCCTATGGCATGGCAACCTCCAAGAAAGAAGCCTTTGTCCTTTCCAAGGAGCTCCTCCGCCAGCCAATTGTCCTCCGCCAGCTCTCCCGCTTCTGCGCCTCCTCTACACCCAAGGTCTTCCACAACGCCCTCTTTGACTGTATGCACAACGCTTACTACTACAAAATCCTCAACAATAACATCTACTGCGATACCATGCTGGCCCAGCACGCAATCTACCCTACGCTCCTCAAGTCCCTAGCTTTCTGTGCCTCCATCTACACGAACGAGCCCTACTGGAAGGACTTGAAGGAAGGCGAAGACGTCAAGGACTATCTGAAGGATGTGAAGAGGGGCGCTGTTGACTGGGACTCCCTCTACATCTACTGTGGGAAGGACTGCTGCCTTACCTATGAGATAATGGAGGTTCAACAACGAGAGATAGATGAGTGGGGCACCCGCAAGGCTTACAACCGCATGATGTCTCTCATCCGCCCCTGCCTCTTCGCTATGGTTCGGGGCACAAAGCTCGACTTGTACGCCATTGAAGAGTTCCGCAAGAAAAATGAGCGGGCAATCGAAGTCCTTGAAACAATCAAAGAGCAAACGATAGGCGATGTCAACACGAACTCCCACGTTCAGCTTAAGAAACTCATCTACAAGGACTGGCAGCTCCCCGTGCAAAAGAAACATGGGAAGGTCACGACAAATGATGAGAAGTTGCAGAAGTTGGAGAGGATGCCGACACCCTTCAAGCTGCACATTGGTCTCATAAGAAAGCTCAGGGAAACAAAGAAGAAGCGAGACTTCTACAACCTCAAGTACGACCCTGACATAAGGATACGGACGGCGCTGAAGATCCATGGCACTTACACCGGCAGGTTTGCGTCTTCAGAAAGCATCACGGGCTCAGGGAAAAACTTGCTAAACATCCCTAAAGAAACCCGCACCTTTTACAAGGCTGATGGGGACAAAATCTTCATTCAGGCTGACCTCTCCCAAGTGGAGGCCCGCATCGTCGCTGCGCTTAGCGGAAACGAGGAGTGGTTGCGAAAGTTCGATGAGACAGACCTTCACACAGAGACAGCAGCTATGCTCTTCCACATCCCCTACGACAAAGTTGACAAAGCTACTCACCGCTACACAGCAAAACGCATAGCGCACGGAAGCCATTACCGCCTAGGGAAGCGCCTAATGGCTGCTATCCTCGGTTGCTCCGAAAGAGAGGCTGCGGAGCTCCAAGCAAGGTACTACGAGATTCGTCCTGGTTTGAGGGAGTGGCAACAGCGGGTAGAGAGGCAAGTCAAGAGGGAAAGGGTGATCCGCACAGTCTTCGGGCGAGTAATCCAGTTCTTTGGGCCCCTCAACGACAAGACGTACAGAGAGGCCATCGCTGCAGAACCCCAGTCCACTGCTGCAGACTACCTCAACGAGGGGTTGATACGCATTTACGAAGAGGACCTCCCTTCCTGGGAGTTTCGCCTCTCAGTCTACGACTCTATCCTCTGTCAAGTAGACGATGACCTTGAAACCATCATAAGGTGCATGTATGCAATGAAGAAGCTGGTTGAAGTCCCGATCACGGTCAACGGCCTCACATTCGTCGTGCCCCTCGATTTCGAGCTCGGCTACTCCTGGGGCACGCTCAAAGAGGTCAAAGACTTGAACAATATAGAAAAAGTCTACAATGAGCTCAAGGTATGAAATACCCGAAGTTTGTAGAAGACTACCTTTTTTACACGGAAGGAAACGAGACGCCGGAGGTCATGCACCTCTGGGTGGCAATGTCCACCCTTGCGGGCGCAGCGGAGAAGCGGTTGTGGATCGACCGAGGGTTCTTCAAGCTCTTCCTCAACTTGTACGTTGTCCTCGTGGCACCTCCAGGTGTCTGTGCGAAGTCCACATCCCTCTCCATCGGGATGAGGCTCCTCAAGGAAGCTGGATACAATGTCTTCGAGGACTCAGTCCTCAAGGAAAAAATAATAATGGAGATGTGTGAGCTTGAAAAACAGATCGAGGTCAAGGGGAAGATGTTTAGGCACTCCTCCATTACATACGTCGCCTCTGAGCTAAACGTGCTCCTCGCCTCCGGTGTGGACATGGTGAAGTTCCTTGTGAACATTTGGGACAAGGACGACGTCCTCATTTACAAGACAAAGAACGCTGGAGTCTTCGAGGTCACAAACCCCTATTTCAACTTGATCGGAGCAGCCGTGCCTGAGTGGTTCGGGGAAAACGTGGTCTCTGACATGAACTCCACCGGCTTCCTTGCCCGCACGATCATTATCTACGAGGACAAGAAACGAGGAAAGGAGCCCTCGCCTTCCCTTACAGACGCACAGCGCAAAGCAAGGGAAAGGCTCATCGAGCATCTGTTGTGGATGGGAGACCTTTACAGTGAAATCGAGATAAGCAGGGCAGCAGAGGACTTCTATAGAGACTGGTATATCTCACAGGAGATCGACGCCTCCCAGGACCACCGCCTCGTTGCCTATCAGGAGCGCAAAGTCAAGACCCATGTTCTCAAGATCGCAGCTCTGCTAGCTCTCGCAGACAAGAGGTTGGTTGTGGATGTCAGCGACATTGAGACCTCTGTGGAGATGTTTGATGGAATCGAGAAGAAGATGCGCATCGCCTTTATCCTTTCGTCTCCAAACAAGCTAGCACATTACGCATACAAGACAGTGCAGTTGTTGAGCGCAAGGGGAGGGCGCCTCCCTCTTGCAGACCTCATCCGCACTTTTCACACAGAAATAACAAGAGACCAGTTCAAAGAACTCCTTGAGCTGCTCTCAGACCTGGGGGATGCCCATGTTGAAGTCAAAGAAGGCAAAAAGTATTTGGTTGCGGAATAAAGATGACAAGAGCGTGCGCTTCCTCAAGAAGCTGCTAAGTGACAAGTTTATGCGCCCGCTCCTCATCATCTCAGACGAGCCTGTGACTGCCCAGGAACTCATTGAGATGGGGATCAGCTACATTCCCTACGACCTTGAGTTTTACGGCCTATCTGAGAGATTCCGTGACGACAGAGGGAAGTTAAAGTACCGCTTGACGAGGGAGGGCCTCAACATCTCGATTGCCCTCAAACACCTCATTGCCACAATCGACGAGAACTTAAGAGGAGGAGAAAGTGAGAAGAGGAGAGAGGAAGATTTCTTTGAGGGTCCCAGCGACCCTTTATACATCCCTTAAGGAACAAGCGGAGAGGCACAATGTCTCGCTTAGCGATCTCATGAGGACAATCCTCGCAAACGGGTGCTATCCGCAGGACGAGGCGTGGAAGTTGAAGATCTGGAAGATTTTTGGGGTGAACCTTGTGAAGGTAGAGTGGGCGTTGAAGAAGAGCGCAACCGTAGGCGAGTTTCTCTCCTACTTAGATCAGTACTCGAAAGTTGTCTCCATTACCCCAAACATAAGCAAGCACCATGACTTCGACTTTACGATCAACGAGAGGGTGTTTAATATCACCGCCAAAAAGAAAGCATTCACGAAGGACATAGCAAACATCATAAATGAACTTGACAAGAAAATCCTTGATTCCTATGAGGAGGACTTATGAAGAAGAAAAAGAACTACGCAAAAACCTTGAGTTTCGCCGTTACGGAGGAGCAGTTGATGAAGCTGGAGAAGGTGAGTCGTTTGACAGGGATGAACATTTCAAAGGTTGTCCGTGCCCTTATTGATTCGTCCATCCCCGACCTTGACCCAAACGACCCATATTGGCGGAGGGTGGGGGCGTCCGGCATATTCAGCATGGAACTCCCGAGGGACGCCATCGTCCCGTTCATTGCAAATTGGTTAAACCTGTCCTTGACAGGGCTCCGCAAAATTGATAACGTTGAAGTAATCCCATGCCCTGAATCGGGCATCACTCCCACGTTCTGGGCGTTGGAGAAAATCCGGAGGGCTTTCTATGATAAAAGTGTACGTGAGCGGACAGATCAACACTACGAATCCCAGGGCGAAGCTCCGCTCACTTGATGAAATCGAACTCATCTGCAGGAGGGTCCTTGTCGCAGGCGCCATTCCAGTTGCCCCCGCTGCGTGGTTTGTAGACATGAAGAGAGACCCCAGACTGCCGAAGACTGCTGAGTGGTGGGTTGAGAACATCCACCGTCCTTTTATGGAGGACTGCGAGGTCTTTTGCTACTCCCCCATTCTCACAGGGATGCAGCACAGGGTTTTCGCCTTGGAGAAAGACCTTTGGAAGGAGATCCACCCCTCGGCGCCTGTCGTGCCCGCAAAAACCATCATGGACTTCCTGCTTTCGGAGGCTGCAAATGGACTACAATGAGTTTGTTGACGCCATACAAAACGATGAAAACTTTTTGAAGAAGATCGCCCAGTTTTATCTTCGCTTCGGCGATTTCCTCTCCATTGAGGATGAACTTGACCTCGAGCCTGGCTCTTTTGCAAGGCTCATGCGGGAGTTTCCTGAAGCAAGGAAGCAAATCAGTGAAGCCGTTGACGTCGAATTTGAGGAGGAGCAGCGGATGGCGTCGAAAGCAAGAATCAGGAAAGCCCTCAATCGCCTATCAGCCACTGTAGATACTGCTGACGACGAAACATCCGCCCTCAAGGCTGCCCTCGGTATCCTCCAGTTTGACCTGAAGCTGCTGAAAGAGGGGAGAAAAGAGGAAGAGGAAGATGACTTGGATAAGCTGTGGCGAGAGGTAACGAGTGAATCAAAAACAAAGAAAGACGTTAAAGATAGTAAATGAGATCTCGCAGCAGTATAGAGACGACCCCGTCGGCTGGGCAAACAGGTACATCTCCTTCGAGGGCCTCAAACTCTCAGGGTTGACCTGGCAACAGGAGGAGATTGCCCATCAACTCGTCAAAAATAGGTATGTATGTGTCTCGGCAGGTGGTGGAATAGGAAAGACCGCAGTCTCCGCCATCCTTATCCTCTGGTTCCTCACCACGCATCCCTTCGCAAAAGTCCCCACAACCGCTCCCACAGCAAAACAGCTGAACGACGTCCTTTGGTCGGAGATCGACACCTGGTTGAAGAGGTGCCGGCTTGCGAAGCTGTTCAAACGAGTAAAGGGGAGGCTGTACGTTGAGGGTTTTCGTGAGTGGTATGCGACTGCGAGGACAGTAAGCAAGGACAAGAGGGAGCTCAACGACACCCTTGCAGGCTTCCATGCTCCCTCAATCCTCATTGAGATCGACGAGGCCTCAGGTGTGCCTGATCCCGTCTTCACCGCCCTCGTGGGCACAATGACAGACAGAAACTCCTACATCCTCCTCATCTCCAACCCCGTCTCCACCGGAGGGTTCTACTACGATGTCATCTCCGACCCAGAAGGGAAAGGGAAGGACTTTAAGGTTCTTTTCTACAACGTCATGGACTCCCCACTTGTCGATGAGGAGTTTATCCAAACAATCATCAACATCTACGGCAAAGACTCTCCGATGTACAGGGCAAAGGTCTTGGGGTTGCCAATTGACGTCAATGAGAGCGTCGTTGTGGCTCCAGAGGTCTACGACAAAGTCGTAGCGACCCAACGCTCCATGACAGAGGGCCCAGTCATCCTCAGTGTGGACGTTGCCGGAGGTGGGCCGGACGTCTGTGTCTTCTGCCACCGCATAGGCAACTCCTTTGTTCGGTGGGATGAGTTTTACAAGACTGACCCCACTTTTGTTGCTGATGAAGTTGAGAGAATCTGGAGAACCATGTATGTCAACCGTCCGTTTTGTGCAGTCATTGACGCCCACGGGCTTGGCGCAGGTACCTACTCGAACCTGGCGAAGCTCAACCGCTTTCCTGTCCTCGGCTTCGTGGGGCCTGAGAAGGCCCACCACCAGCTCATGTACAAGGACAAACGAGCGGAGAACTACTATAAGCTCCATAAGAACTTTCCCACCTACAACTTCCCTGTTGACCCTCCTGAGAGGTTGAAGAAGGAGCTTGCGAACCTCCGCTTTGACTATTCAAAAGGCCCAATAGCGATGGAGGACAAAATCGCCTTCAAAGCCCGCCTAGGCTTCTCCCCCGACTATGCCGACGCCATGATGATGACGGAGGCTGTTGAGAACTTTCTTGCTCTCACAGCTTGTAGGAACGTCCCCGCCAAGGCTGTGTCCATTTTTCGTAGACTCCACACCAAGAAACGAAGCCACAAGTTTGGGAAATACCGGAAATTTATCGTGTAAAATAAAAGCCTTGACAACCCCTCCATTTTTATGTATGCTCCCAGTAGACCTATAAAATCTTTCATTGGTGAGCAATTTGCACGCCGACAAATTGCTCAAAAAAGGGAGCATGAAACTTCTAAAAATCTTCAGTCGCAAGACAACATCCAAAGACAAGAACGTATCCCGCCGCATCTATGGGTCGCCTGGCTATGACGAGCAACAGTCTGGCCTCCCTGATCTCGAGTTTATGGACGACCTCTCTCCACCTGATGGCCTCGACAAGTTTCGAGTTATGGAGAGAAACGAGCCCATTGTTGGAGGGCTCATACTTTCAATCAAGAACGTAATAAAGCGGGTCGCTATTGACATTGACGGCGAGAACGTTGATTTCATCCTCCCTCAACTTGAGGCCCTCCCTGGGGGGATCACGGGCCTCATCGAAGACATCACCTCAGCCTTCACCTACGGGTTCTACATCGGCGAAAGGGTCTGGACGGTCGAAGACGGGAAGGTCATCCTAAAAGACGTCATCCCCCTGCACCAACCCACGATCAGCGCCATCAACAACTCCAAGGGCAAGGTTGTACAGCAGGCAACGGATGGCACTCACGAAATTCCGTACAAAAAATGTGTGCATCACATCTTCCTCAAGGAGGGGCGCTCCCCCTATGGGATCAGCCTCCTCAGACACCTTTACAAACCTTATTACTACAAGATCTCCTGTGAAGCCGCTGAGGCTACAGGAGTTGACAGAGACCTAACTGGCCTCCCTCTCCTCCAGGCCCCCGAGGGGTTTGACTTTACTGCGGCTGATGAGTCCTCCCCTCACTACGATCCGGCCGTTGCTGCTACACTTGACTGGGCAGTAGATGTAGTTGGCAACGTCCGGAAAGACAATCAACAGGGTCTTGTCATCCCAGCAGGGTGGCAGTTCTCCCTCGTGCGGAGTGACGGGACTTCGTCAATAAATACAACAGACATCATTCAGCGCTACAACTCTGAGATGGCAGCAGGATTGCTAGAGAGCTTTCTCGCTGGAGGTGCCTCCTCCCTCACCTCCAAGGGGAACATCGAAGCCATGATTCGAGTTTTCCTTTCCGCCTGCGATGCGTACATCAGGTCTATTGAGGAAACCATAAACAACCAAATCATCGCTAAAATCTGCGAATACAACAACATCACCCCGCCACAAATCAGCTTCTCCTCAACCAACGTCGCAGACCTTGCAGACCTTGCATCTTTCGTCGCTCGACTCGTCAAAACCGGCGTGATTACCCCAACTGTCCCGATGGAGAAAGCTCTCCTAGCAATTGCTGACCTCCCTTATGAGGATGACGAGGGCCAGATCAAGGACATTGAACCGTTTTTGCAAGCAGGAGGGTGGAGTGCCGATTCCGAAGCCTAGGAAAGGAGAGAAAAAAGACGACTTCCTTAAGCGGTGCATGGCAGATGAGGTAATGAAGCGGGAGTATCCTGATAGAAAGCAGCGTTACGCCATCTGCAATGCACAGCTCAAGGATAGAAAAGGAGATATGACTATGGCATTCAGACACAATAGCAAGACAGCAGACAATGAGCCTCGGTGGAGCGAGGTTGACAAGACAGCGCTCCCTCGCCAGGCTTTCGCTGATATGGGAGAAGAAGGGAAAAAGTTCACGTGGAAGTATCCGCACCATTGGGTCAAAGGCGGGACTAAGAAAGATGATGATGGGATATGGGTTGACGGGGAGCTTCTACTTCACACTGGAGGGTTGAAGGCTGCGTGGGCTGCTGCGAATGGCGCTCGCAGCGGAAAGAAAGCGCCCCAGCACGTCATCGACCATCTCCAAGCCCACAGGGCCACAATCAAGACCTCAGCAATCGGTGCAATGGCTGCTGATCCCTGGCTCATTGAGCCTTCGTGGCTCCAAACCATGTATGACGTGGTGATGAGAAATGGGGATCCAGAGGCTCTTGCTGTAAAGGTTGGCGAAGATGGAGGAGGGTTCGAGTTGAGGGATGATGTAGGAGTGATCCCTGTGAGAGGCCCGATCTTTCGCTATGCGAATCTCTTCACCGAGATAAGCGGGGCGACCTCTACAGGGAAGTTGGCAAAGTCCATTAACAAGGCCATCGAAGACCCAAGCGTCAAAAAGGTGATCCTCAAGTTCGACTCCCCTGGCGGGCAAGTTACTGGGATCAATGAGTTAGCGAAGATCATTAGGCAGGGAGCGGAGAAAAAGCCAATCATCGCCTACGTTGAGGGTTCTGCAGCATCAGCGGCATACTGGCTAGCCTCCGCTGCAAGCGAGATCGTAGCTGATGAGACCGCCCTCGTTGGGAGCATAGGCGTTGTTGCTACGTTCCGCAAAAAAGAAGATGACACGGTCGAAATCGTAAGCTCCAACGCCCCACGCAAGCGGCCAGACATCAACACAAAGGAAGGGAAAGACGAAGTCCGCAAGACCCTCGATGCCATTGCAGATGTTTTCGTCGAAGCCGTCGCTGAAAACAGGGGCGTTGATAAGAAGTATGTACTTGATAGGTTTGGACAGGGCGGTGTCCTCGTTGGACGTGCAGCCCTCGCTGTCGGCATGATTGACAGACTAGGTTCATTTGAAAGCATTATTAAAGAAGACAAAGGAGGAAAAGAAATGAGTGATAAGCTCACGAAAGAAATTTTGTTGGAGAAGTATCCTGACCTGGCAAAAGAGCTGGTCGAGGAAGGAAAGAGAGAGGCTTTCTCTGTGACTGAGAAGAGGATCATGGAGCTTCAGAAAACAATGTTCAAGAAAGATATGACAACCAAAATCGGAGAGGACGCAGCCAAGATGCTGGTTCCGCTCTTCGGCAAAGTCGAACAAGAGACCATCGACACCATCGCTGACGAGATCGCAAGGCTCCAGGCTGTCATCAACGACCTCGGTGCACAGAAAGGTTCTACTGAGGTGAGCGAGCCGAAGGATGATGACTACAGTGACGAGGAAATCGAGAAGTATGCTGAGGAGCACGGCCTGCAGCGCCACGAGGCTGTCATCGAACTTGAGAAAATGAGAGCAATGAGGAGGAAGTAATATGGAGAAGAATGTAAGAAAGACAAGCGTAGTAAATACGTCTGCCTCCTTGGAGGATAAAGAAGGGTTTGCAGTTGGACTTGATGGAGTGTTGACTGCGTCTACTGGGGACTTTGTCTACGGCATCGTCTCCCAGGGGAGACCAGCAGGTGAGGCCAGCGAGATAATCATCAGCGGAGAGTGCGAAGCTGAAGTCAATGCTTCAAGTGCAATCGCTGTTGAGGACCCCCTGACCGGAGCTGCTGATGGACGCCTTGTGAAAGCAACGATCGGCTCCCACATCATCAGGGCAATTGCAAAAGAAGCTAAGTCTTCCGGAACAGGCACAATCAAGGTTCTTCTGTACGGATAAAAGGAGGTAGATAATGGCACACTGGTACGATCAGATAAGACCAAAGTTCGTCTCCAACGTGGCGAACAAGTATTTGTTGGATAATGAATTTGATGCTTTCCAAGTATTCCCTAAGGTAAACTCCAGGCAGCTTTCTGGATACATCGCAAAGTACAACAAGGCTGACTGGATTCGCATTGGAACGGTAAACGACTATAAGAGGATCGGAGCGACCGAAAGTGTGGGGGAAGGATACGAGGTTGATAAGCAGCTCTACACCCTCGAAGAGTTCGCCTTCCACTATGACATCACCAAAGACGATGCAAACGAGTACGACAACCCCTTCGACCCCGTGAACGATGCAGTTGACTTTGTGATGCAGCGACTCCGAAGGGTGCTCTTGCAGAACGTGGTAAACTCCATCCTCACAACGGGCGTATGGGGGACAGACCACAATGAAACAGCGTCCAAGTGGGATGCAAAGACCTCAGGTGTAAGTGACGTCGATCCTGTCGACAAGGTGATGACCTGGGTAGAGGAAATCGAGAAAGTCACCGGATTCACACCCAACAGAGCAATCATCGCCGCTGATGTCTTCCGAGCCCTCAAAGGCAACACTCACATCATGAATAGAATGAAGACAACAAACGACAAGGTCGTCACGGTCGGCCTTTTGGCAAAGTTGTTCGAGCTTGACAAGATTTACATTGCGAACGCCATCAACAGCGGTGGTACTGACTACATGGTCAACGGCTCTATGCTGCTGTACTATGTCCCTGATAGACCAAGTAAGTTTAAGCCAGCAGCAGCATACCACATCACCTACAAGGGCCGTGGCGGAAACAACATCATCACCAGAAGAATCCCGATGCCACACCTCAACGACGCCCTCCGTATCGAGGCATCAGTGAAGTCCCAGCTTGTGGTGTTGGCAACTGACCTTGGAGTTTACGCTTACAACCTTACGAGTTAATCATGGATGAGTTGACACTTATTCTTGAAGTTGGAAGTGAAGCCCTCGATGAGCTTAGTGATACGGAGAAGACTGCCATCCTCAGCAACTATGATGACGACGAAGTCAAGTATGCTGGGATGAAGGTCTTTGACATTCTCCGTAAAAAGTTCCTCCCAACCTACCGCATGGGGAGGATGTACGAGGAGCTCTCCGCTAAGTTCGAGAAATACGATAGGCTGTACAAGGAGTACTGCTCCGTTGTTGGCGCAGGCTCCTTGGCAGCTGATCCTGATGACATCGACAACTACGACGTGGAGAGGTGGAAGTGGGTTTCACCAACGCAAGAGTAACCTTAAAGAGGAAGACGAGCACAGGCTCTGGGTCATTCGGGAAGAGTGAGATTGGCGACTACGACGTTTGGCTCGAAGGAACAGACGTCGAGGCTCAGCGTCGAGTAGGATCTATAACAAATGAACTTTCCGTACCACGGGGCCTCTTCTTCCTCTTCTCCGATGTTGACCTCACGGATTGCTTTGTTGAGATCGACGGAGAAGACTACCCCATAATTGCGTTTGACAGATTCCTTGATAGGAAGGGAAATTTCCATCATATAGAGGCAGCGTTTAGCTACTAATGAAGATAAAACTTGAGCCGACGTTTACAACAAGAAAGATTATCAGGAACCTGAAGCTTGCAAACCGCACCATCAGACATAACATGAAAGTTGCACTTAACAAGTCTCTTGACTTTGCGGTGGACAGAGCGAAAAGCTGGTACATTGCGGGTCTCTCAGGAAGCAGGTTTGCGAGGAACATCCCTCTCGACCCTAACAGGCTGCACTCCCGCAGTGGGAGATTGCGGGCCTCGATAGGGAGGACGGATGCAAGGTTCTACGGGGGAAAGTTGATAGCTGACTTTGGCTCCGGTGTTGGAGGGCATCCGAAAGTTCCCTATGCCAATGTCCATGAATTTGGGTTGACGAAAGCCCAGTCAGTGAAGGGGCATATAAGGATGCAGACCCACGCCTTTGGGTACTTTGGCCCGCCGTTCCCCTTTCCCGTTTGGGTCAGCCCTTTCATGAGGTTAATGCAGATAAAGGCTCGGCCGTTCCTACAGCCAGCACTTGATGATATGTTTAGCTCCGGCCTTTTCAAGGAGTTGTGGGAAGCTGCAATTGAGGCCGGCGTGGAAGGAGAGAGATTATGAGCAAGAGAGACACAATCCTGGAGGCGTACAAGACCCTCCTAGGTACAATATCCACTGCCAATGGGTACAACACCGATGTCCAGCGTGTGGAGAGGAAGATGCTTTTCTGGGACACAGAGGAGCATTTTCCTGTCCTCATGGTCTTGGGCGGGAACGAGGAGTTCGAGGACACCCTCGGTGGGAGTGTCTACTCGACCCTCCATATCAAGATCAGGGGCTATTCCCAGAACAGCAGTGACCCAGAATCTGCGCTCTGCGACATCATTGATGATGTCATCACGGCGCTCGACTCAGATGACAACACTTACAAAGGAGAGACTACGCTTGTGAGCGTTTCGACTGACGAGGGATGGTTCCACCTGCAGCAGCAGGGTTTTGGGTTCTTTGAGATAGAAATATCAGTGCTTTACACCTTTGAAAGGGGCAACCCATGAAAGAGTGGCCTGAAAACATCCTCTTAGCTATAGCCCAACCTCTTACGTGGCCTTACATCCACTCGTACACGCACCTGTCCATGTTTGCAATGAAAAGGCCAGACATCATACTCCTGGACACGCCGAGGGGCGGGGACATAGCTGAGAAGAGGGAAAAGCAAGTTGAAGCAGCCCTCTCCAGAGGGGCGACGCACATAGCTTTTCTTGACGCTGATATGGTTTATCCGGAGAACGCCCTGTGGGATATGGTTGAGGTTATTGAGGAGAAGGGCGCCGACCTTTGCGGGATCGTGTGCTACCGAGGATATCCGCCTCACGACCCCCTTATCTGGGGCGACGCTGAGGACAGGCTCTTGACTCCCTTCAGGGATTACAACTTCGGAGACCTTGTTGACGCCTCCGCCGTTGGGTGTGGGTGTCTCACAGTCAAGGCAGAGGTCTTCTTCGAGGTGGAGCAACCCTGGTTCCAGATTTGCGAAGTTCGGGAGAATGAGCGAGTTATCCGCAGAGGCGAAGACACATACTTCACGAGGAAGGCCACTTCAGCAGGCTTTTCCTTGAAGGTCATAACAGCCTACGACATAGGTCACATAAGAGAGATCATAGTTGATAGAAACGTTTGGCTCATCAACCTTTTGATTAGCAAACTGAAAACTACGGAAAACATCATCAAGCTTCTGAAGAGGCTTGAAGAGGAGGAAGAAAATGGGTGATCCATTGATGGGGCGATATGCCTCAGTTAAACTCGGAACCGACTTGGTTGCGAACCTAACAAACTGGTCGATTGACATCAACATGGATGAGATTGATGTTACGGCTTTTGGAAGTGTTTGGGGAAAGAGTATGCCTGGGTTCCAGCGGTGGACGGGCAGTGCTGAAGGGCATTATGACCCCGCAGACACGAATGGACAAGCGGAGCTCCAGAGCAACGCCCTCTCAGCGACGAAAATCCAAGACATAAAGTTCTACATCGACTCAACGTCTTACTGGACACCAGACATTACGAATGACAGTGACGCAGGTTGTTTTATAAACGTCGTTAGCATCAAGCACGACAAAGCAGGCGTGGCAAGCGTCACCTACTCAATCCTTGGATTTGGGCCGCTAGTCCTTGAATAGGAGGAGACATGAAGCTAAAGAGGTATAAAGAGGGAGTCTGGTTTGATGTTTGCGACGGCGTGCGAGTGAAAGTCCGCCCTATCTACCACTCGCAAGTCGCAAAGATCATGAATAAGCATAGGAAGAAGGTAATTGCTGGAGACAGAGTTGTTGATGACTATGATGAAGCAGCGATTGCGTTTGAGATCTTCAATTACACACTCGAAGACTTTGAAGGGATCGAAGCTGACGGGGATGTGCGAGAAGCTATCTTTGACAACGACCCCCTTCGGGAGTTTATAAGTGAGAAAGCAGGGATGCTTAAGGAAAAGTACGAGAAGGAGTTTGAAGAAGACCTAAAAAACTCCAAGAGCTCGCAAGGTGGATAAGGGAGAAGCGTGAGACTAAGTTCTGGTGTCCGAAATGTAGAGAGTTTTTCGCTGAGAGAGGAAAACCTACGCCTTGCGAGAAGTGTTGGCCAGGCATCAGGCAAGCGAACGTTGAGGCTTGGGAGGTGCTGCAAACCCTTGGGCCGGACCCAATGGGGCCCTCAACGCAGGGCATCCTAGAGGTTGCGAGGCTCCTCGAGGTTGAGGACGAGCTTGAGGTTCTCCAGAAAGTAACATACTTGATTGGTGAGATAGATGGCAAAAGACATAAAGTTCAAACTCATAGTTGATGGGAAAGAGGCTGAGTACTCCGTTGAGAAACTAGGGAAGCTGTTGGAGTCCCTTGGGTACAAGGGCTTTCGTTCATTCTCCAAGTTTGGATCTGAAACCAAAAAGGTGGAGAAGTATCTAGAGGGAGTCAGACGCACTCTTGGGAGGCTTCAGAGAACCTTAGTAGCCATCGCTGGAGTATGGGTTGCTAGAGAAGTCATAAGGGGCTTTGAGGGGCTTGCGAAGTCAGGCATCGAGTTTAACAAGACGATGGAACAGGCCAGGATAGGCATCGGCGCCGTTCTTGCAGCCCAAACCAAGATGAAGGATGCTCTTGGGCACGAGTTAAAAGGAAGAGAAAAGATATTGGCTGCCCAGGCTGTCGCAGCAAAGGTGTCAAGAGACCTCTTTGAAGCAAACAAACGTACAGCAGCTACATATCGAGAATTGCTAATAATGTTTCAACAGGCCCTTCCTCACGCTCTTGCTGAAGGATTCAAGATCGAGCAGATAGAAGAATTTACTGTTGCAATGAGTCAAGCAGCAACTGCAATGGGGATTCCGCTGAACATGATGGCTGAGGAAATGCGGGCCATGCTTAAGGGGACGATTACAGCGAAGAACACGCTTATTGCGACTGCGTTGGGTATGGACAAAACAGTCATCAAATCACTACAAGGTCACAGTGAAGAACTATACAACTACATAATGAAATACCTCAAAGCGTTCCAATTATCAGCTATAGATATCCAAAGATCATGGTCAGGACTGTTGTCTAATGTCAAGGATATTTTCTCGTCAACTATGGGAGTTGCTTTCAAAGACTTTTTCGAAAACACAAAACATCTCTTCAGTGGTCTAATCCAAGCCATCGGCACCCCTGAATTCGAGGCATTTATGACAGCTATTGCTGATGCGATGGTGTGGTTTGAGAATGTAGCGCTAGATGCAGCAGAAGCAATCTCGAAAGGGTTTGCTGAGGTCTATGATATGCTAAAAGCAGTTTGGGATTTACTTAACAAAGCAAGCAACCTTGCTGTCTCTGGTGTTGATAAGATGTATAATTGGATCTACGAAAAGTTCCCTAGGTTTAAGCCTTTTGAAACTTCGACAAGAGGTGGAGCGTCTGGTGGATGGGGAGAAGCTGCAAAGAGAGATGCAGCTGAAGCAACAACAGCTGTTGAAATGTTCTTTGCTAAGCTAAGGACAGGGATGGGGACCTCAAAAACCAGAGGAGACGAGTTGAACAAGATTCTCGACAATCTCAAAGGGCTTATCATTGAGTCAACAGCGAAGTTGGGAGACAGCGCAGAGAGACAGAAGGAGTTAGAAAAAGCTGCAAAGGAGACTGAGAAAGCCTGGGCAAAGAACAGAAATTACATCGTCCAAGTTGCAAGGGAGATGTATGACCAAAGAGAAACAACCCTCAAACTGCGGCTTGAGATTGCCAAGCTAACAAAAGATAAGGAGGCTCAACTCGAGATCGAGAAACAGTTGCTTGAATCCCAGCTCATAGCAAAAGTTGCCCTCGGAGAATACACTGAAGAACAGGCAAAGCTCGCAGAACAGTTGAACAAGCTCAAGTTGAATAAGCTCGCCGAGGAGCTCGACAAGACTGGAAAGATGATGAAGGAGATGGCGAAAGACATTGCGCAGAATATGGAGAGGGCCTTTGAGGACTTCTTCTTCAATGCGATGAACCTGAAGTTCGGGGACATGGTTGATAACTTCACGGACGCCATCCAAAAAATGTTCGCTCGCCTCCTTGCTAGTGGGCTGATGAAAGTGATTGCTGGGGAAAGTTGGGAAGAAGGGATTTTTGGAGGCATGTTCGGCAAGATCTTTTCTGGAGGTGGTGGCGGTGGAGGGGAGAGCTTCACCCCAACAGCGGGCACAGGAGAGTGGACTTATCACTTCGCCTCAGGAGGGGTCATCAACGAGCCAGTCGTTGGAGTTGGGCAAAGGAGCGGCAGAGGCTACATCATGGGTGAGGCCGGCCCAGAGGCAGTTGTCCCGCTAGGAGGTACTGCGGAACCAGGAAATGTAATCGTTAACATCGAAAATAAGGGCACGGAGAAAAATGCTGAGGCCCAGGTTCGCCTAGACGTCAGAGGCATGGTCATAGATATCATGATGGAAGACCTTATCTCACACGGGCCTTACAGCCAGGCATTGAAAGGTGGAGGAGTGTAATGGCAGACTTTCCTACATTGTCAAGTGGAGTTCTTGCGTACCCGTTTAAAGAAGAAGGACTGGGGGTTGCGGACCTCCGGACGCCCACAGACGCTGGGTACGTGATTACGAGGAGGAGGTTCACGAAAGACCCGAAGAAGTGGGGTGTCGTCTACAAAGGGTTGACAGATGCTGATTTTACGACGATGTCCTCCTTTATAAGTACGCAAGGAACAACGGGGAAGTTCAATTGGGAGCACCCCGTCAGTGGAGACACAAAGGTAGTGAGGTTTGTGAAGAGGCCGGCCCTAGTCAGGAAAAATAGGTACTGGGAAATGTCTTGTGAGTTGGAGGAAGTATAGATGTTGACATTGTCTAGTGCAGCCATACTGGAGAAGAACAAGCTGGACAGCACGGGGGCCTTCCTTGTGCTGCTGGAGATCAACTTCGAGGGAGTCGATCCTATCAGGCTGGTAAGGAACACAGAAGACATTGAGTGGAATGGGGAGACATGGTATGCGTTTCCCTTTGACATCGACGATGTCCAAGAGGACGCAAAAGGGCAGCTTCCGAATGTCACGATAAGAGTTGGAAATGTGACAAGAGTGCTGCAACAGTACCTCGACGACTCTCAGGGCGGGCTCGGAGCAACAGTCACTATTAGAGTAGTCCACAGCGACCACCTCGATTTAACTGATCCGGAATTTGAGGAAACGTTCGAGGTCATAGGCTGCTCAGTTGACCAGATGTGGGTGAGGTTTACACTTGGAGCGGAGAACCCGTTGCTGACCCGTTGTCCACGGCAGAGATTCCTCAAAGACCATTGCAGATACAAAGAGTTTAAGGGCACTCTCTGCGGGTACAGCGGGAGTGCAACGGAGTGCGATCGAACTTTTGAGAGGTGCATGGAGCTAGGAAATGAGCATCGGTTTGGCGGGTTTCCTGGCATCCCGACGGGAGGTGTTTATGCAAAGACCCCTTAAAGGCACAGATTTAGCTGCTTGGAATATTACTACAGTAGTAGACTTGAGAGATCTTATCGGAGCTAAGTTTGTAGATGGAGGGCGAGGGCCTGAAGAGTATGATTGTTGGGGACTCACAAGGGAGATTTTTCACAGATTTGGAGTTGAATTGCCCGACTACAACATTGGTGCCTTCGAGTGTGCTAGAGTTGGAGAAGAGATAGGGAAACATGTTGCAGCAGCCCGTAATGGCGGAGACAAGGAGTGGGTGGAATTGAAAGAGCCAGAGGTTCCATGCCTCGTAGTTATTCGTAACCACCCAAAGTTTGTGAATCACTGCGGAGTTTATGTAGGTGAAGGCAAGTTCATCCACACGTTAGAGAAAACAAACGCAATTATAAGTGAAGTGAACAGTCCGTTGTGGCGAAGGAAGATAGTAGGCTTTTTCAAGTATGAACGATCTGGTTCCAATAGATAAGCTTAAGGCTACGGCTGAGCCTGTAACAGTCGTTACCATCCTGAATCCGTTCAGGCCTTACGACAGGACTATCCTAAGGAAAGACTGGCAGCCAGGGAAGGGGATAGACTATTACACTGGGTACTTGCCGGTTTTAGCTGATGTAGAGCTTGTAGCGTCAGTGAACGGCAAGGTAGTAAGGGACTGGAGCCAGGTAGATGTCAATCCTGGAGACTTCATTGCCGTATGCCCGCTTGTTGCAGGTGGTGGAGGTGGGAAGAAGATACTTCGCTTAGTGGGGATGTTGGCTGTTGCTTTCATAGCTCACTGGGCAGCAGGGGCTCTTGCACCAACATTCGCTGGAGTGCTTGGTGGACTAGAAACAGCTAAGTGGATAATCGGAGGAGTTATTGGCTTAGTTGGTGCTATGATAGTCAACGCTATAGCGCCTCCACCAAAACCAGACATCCCACGCATCGGCCAAGATAGTTGGAACGAGTCCCCTACATACTCGTGGAACGTGTTGCGTAACCTCAACACCCAAGGCAACCCCATCCCCATTCTCTACGGCACAATGCGAGTCGCAGGACAAATCATTTCTAAGGTCGTAGATGTGGACGGCGATAAGCAGTATCTCAACGTGCTCATAGCTGTGGCTGGACATGAGGTCGATTCGCTGACCGACATTGAGATAAATGGACAGCCAGAAAGCTATTACTACGGAGTCACCAGCTACACTAGGCTGGGTACCAATAGCGACGCTGTTATCCCAGGCTTCAACGAAGTGGCTACGCAGCAGACGTTTGGCACAAAGTTGAACTACGGCTCCCCTGTCACCTACGAGACAGATGGAAATGCAGTTGAAAAAATCAAGCTGCACATTACAGCACCTTACGGATGCTATTACGCAAATGACCAAGGAGGCTTGGACAGTCGCTCAGCTTCTTTTCGAGTGCAATACCGAGTCAAAGGTACATCAACTTGGACTACGCAAGGTAATTATACAATAAGTGGAGCGACCACGAAGCGACTATCACGAACAGTTACCTTCGACACCCCGTCAGCAGACCAATACGAGGTGAGGGTGCAACGCACAAACAGCGAGTCCTCCTCAGCAAGGGAAAGGACAGCTATTTACTGGACAGCGATGACGGAGATTATCAAGCGCTCTCTCATCTACCCAGGCATTGCGAAGTATGCAGTGCGGGCCCTTGCTACGGATCAACTGAGCGGAGCGGAACCGACGTTCACAGTCAAGGCAACTAGGTCAACAGTCCAAGTCTACAACCCCTCTACGTCCTCATGGGAGAGCAGAAGTGCATCGAACCCAGCTTGGGCAGCTTACGACCTCCTCGTCAACGAGACTTACGGGGGAAGGATAGACCATACTCGGATAGACTATGACGCCTTTGAGGCGTGGGCGTCCTACTGCGATGAAACTGTCCAAGGTGAGACTCGCTTCAAGCTCAACATCTACATTGACTCTCAGATGACTCTTTGGGAGGCGTTGCTCACGATATGTAAAGCAGGAAGGGCAGTTCCTGTGCGCAAAGGTACCCAGTACAGCGTCATCGTAGACAAGCCCTCCACTCCAGTGCAGATGTTCACAATGGCAGACATCAAGGCAGGGACTTTCAAGGAGACCTTCCTACAGAAGAAAGACCGAGCCAATGCCATTGAAGTCACCTACATTGACGAGGACAGAGGCTACACGAGGCAGACAGTAGCCGTCTACAGCGATGACTACAACAACGCTGATGAACCTGATAATAAGCAGAGTATGAGGCTCGTTGGTTGCACACGAAGAACTCAAGCCATAAGAGAGGCTGCATTTCATCTCAACAGCACTAAGTGGCTTGTTCGCACCTGTGAGTTTGAGGTTGACATCCAGGCGCTCGCCTGTCAAGTTGGGGACAGAATCTACATCCAGCATGACGTCCCCAAGTATGGGCATGGTGGAAGGGTAGTGGAGGCAACATCCACCACAGTCACAGTCGACCATGATGTGGTGCCTACACTCGGTGCTACCAACGTTATAGCTGTTCTTCATAATGATGACTCCATCGAAGAAAAGACAGTCACGCAGTTAGACTATAAAGACAATCTTGTTGTTAACGGAAACTTTGAGAGGGATAGCGTAGGCTCGACAGCTCCTGATGGCTGGACAGTCTCCTACAACACAACTCCGACTAAACACGAGGTGTATGCAACCAGCCAAGACGAGAGTGGAGGAGACAGTCCGTGGTGGAGAGAGGATGCACACACATTCTGGTTCAACTCAAGTCCTGTCGAAGACTTAGCAATAAGAACTACTGACTTTATAACTGTTGATGAGACAAAGCGCCACAACATAAATTTTTGGTGGATGAGAAAGAGTGGTACCGTAGAGATAGATTGCAGGGTTTACTGCTATGACTCTTTGGATTCCTTGATCGGCACTTTATCCCCTATCTCAGTGACATCCTCTAGCGGCAGTGACTGGTCGCAAGAAAACGTAGTAATATATGCTAGCTCTGAAACTAGTGAATCAATGAGGTTTCCTTCTGGAACAGCTAAAGTAAAGGTTGTGTTTCCTCTTCAAACTAACTCCAATTCAGGTGAGGGACTGATAACTAGGATTCAGCTAGTTGAGAACGAAGAGCCTGTAGACTGGTTATCCAAGCTGACAGTATCTTCAGCATGGAGCTCTACTCCAGAGCAGTATGAACGATACGCTTTTGGGGAGCAAGACAGCTACAGAAAGCCTTACACAGTGGTGAACATCTCCAGGGGAGCTGATCTGGATAAGAAACTTACCTGTGTTGAATACATAGAGGACATTTACACGGATACGGGCTACGTCTTTGAAGTGCCTACTTGGGACGTTGACTACCAAGAGGCCACGAAAGTCTACCTCCATGAGTTCCTCAGTTTCAGTCCTGATGGGACTTATGCAAGTAACTTGGCTGTCACTTGGCATCCGTCAATTTCGACCGAGCATTACAGCTGGCACATCTGGCTTGAGGACTTGACCAGCGGAGACGATCCAGTGTTTGTAGGACAGGCTGACACGATGCACTTCGTTATCGGTCCGCAATATCTCACGCTCAACCACCAATACAAGGTTTACGTGGTACAGCTTGGGCAGGGGCCAGTTGACCTTGGAGGCAACACGGCTACAATAACAATCCAAGGCGAGTATGCGCCGCCATCAGATGTTACTTCGTTCAGCGGAACCTTCGACTCAGTGACCCGCAACGTCAAGTTCACGTGGACGGCCATAGATGACATAGACCTCGACCATTATGAGATAAGGCAGGGCGGGACTGACTGGGACAGCGCCACCGTCATCATCGAGCACGCAATAGGCACTACGGCAAGCTGGTACGTTGAGGACACGACAAATGACACGATAAGATTCTGGATAAAAGCTGTTGACAAGGCTGGGGTCTATAGCGAAAACGCAGCCTACGACGACGTAGACATAGACACCTCGTCTTGCCCGCTGCAGCAACCAACAGGGCTAACCCTTAGCACATTCAGTGAAATAGCAGACGACGGCACCGACCACGTCTTCGTGCGGGCTGAGTGGAACAACAACGCAGAGAGCTCCGATGACTTCCATCACTATGATGTGCGCTTGGTGAAAGAGCCTTCTGGGTCTGGCTACACCTCCCATTACTCCACGTTTGAGACGAATTACTTGTGGGAAGTGAAGCCAAACACAGAATATGGAGCGTATGTGAGGGCAGTTGACAGGGGAGGAAACGCCACCAATTGGACGTCGATGGTTACTACAACCTCAGCCAAAGACTCAACGCCCCCAGCTACGCCTTCTTGGCAAACCACTCCCATCATTCCTGGGTTCAAGGTCATGGGCCTCCACTGGCAGGCGAATACTGAGGACGACCTCCTGGGGTACGAGATTCAGAGGTCCATGACTGGCAATTGGAGTGGGGAAGAGGAGAGCCTTGGGTACGCATACGTTAACTTCTTCACTGACTCGGGTCTAGACGTAAGCACTACCTATTACTACAGAATCAGAGCCGTGGACACTAGCGGAAACACTAGCGGATGGAGCACCACTGAGAGCGGGACGACTCTGCAAGTGGGGGCTGCGGATATAGCCTACAACACCATCACCGCCAACCATGTGGACACTTGGGACTTGACTGCGCTGACAGCGAAAGTCACAGGGACGCTTAGTGCTGGAAAGCTGGAGTCTAACAACTGGGGAACCGATGAGGGCGTTCAGATAGATCTTGACAACGAGGTAGTGAGGTTTGGAGGGTCAGACGATCCTAAGCTGAGCTGGAACGGCACTATTCTCGAAGTTGAAGGAGAGATCACAGTTACAGGTGGAAGCGGAGCCTCAAACTTCAGTGATTTCACGTTACCACTAGCTAACCTAGTGCAGAACCCAGGCTTCGAGGACAGCACTAAGCCTGATTGGTGGACTGAGAAAGGAAGCGCTGTTTCGATAGAGACTACTGGTGGTAATGACAGTAACCATTGGATGAAGGTTACGAGATCAGGAAGTG